CATCGATGACGGCGAGAGGGACTCGAACTCCCTGCGGTTAAACATGGTATCAGTTATCAGCGATGTCCCATTCATGCCCATCATCCTGAGACCTTCCGGTGTCGCGTAGATGATCGCGTAGCCTATATCGACCAAACTCCGTTTGCTGGAGCACGTATATGGCGCCTCAAGGATCTCCTGCGTCATGTCGGCAGGGTGGGTGCCGGTAATGGAGTACGGCCCCTCATTCGTGATAACGATCAGGGTATTTCCAAACGCACCAATCGCGACGATGTTGTCGTTCATCGCGAGGATGTAGCTCGACGGCCAAGCGTGAGGCTTGTAGGGCTCGCAGAAATACAAATCCCTGCCACTGAAAGCGGCCATCACGCCGTTTGGCATGGTAGTTAAGCCGGTCAAAGTGTCGGGTGGGGAGAGGTAGTCAAGGCTGAGAAGTATATCGGTGCTCAATGCGTCAGTGAGGGTAGCGTCGGTATAAACGCCGGTCCCGAGTGGGAGCTCCACAACTAGCTGGTAATCCGTGCTTACGGATCCCGTTAATGTCCGGTAAATGCGAACAACTGACCCAGCACCGAAGTTGTAGTTGCCGAGTGGTGCGCCCTCGAGACCAGAAATGAACACGGTCTGCGTGTCCGGAGTCACCGAAAGGATGTCTGAAGCGGTACTCGGCGGCCCTTCCTCTCCCCATGAGGTCACGAACGTATAGAGGTAGGCCCTGGTCTCGGCATTGTCGAGATCGCCGACAGGGCCACTCGTGGCGATGACTGGAGCCGTAATCGGAGCCGGAACCCCAATTCGATAGGAGACAGTAGGAAGATCCGGCCCGCCGTTTAGCGTGTTGTCAGACTTTTTCGGGTATCCGTCACCGGTCCAATAAATTCTCTCGGTCGTACTTCCGGCCACCGGCCCTTCAGCCGCGTCAACATCGGTTAACCAGTGAAACCAACCGAGGTTCTCGTATCGGAATATCGACTGGATGGTCCCGGTCTTCTGGAACGTGACGCCCTGGGCCTGATTGCCTGCATACGGATGAAGCTGCCCAGATGACAGCTTGCAGTTCGTAGCAACTGACGCGTTTCCCTCTGGCAGTAGGCGACGAGAGAGTTTGGGGATACGACCCCTGAATAGGTTGATCCTCACGCGAAGGGTTCCCCGTAGGCAGCGCTCATGGAAATGTCGGTGCCGTCCTTGATCCTATCAACCCTGGCGGAAGCGATCCCCTCGTGGAACAGCGCCCGGTGGTTGACGGCCATCACCCGGTCATACCAAGGCTTCCCGACCATCGACATAATTCGGGACAGTGCACCATTGGCCAGGATCTCGTGATACCTCTCAAACAGGTCTGCTGAGAACTGAGTCGCACCCATCGTTGGGACAAGTGCCACTCTGATATTTAGGCCTCCGAATGTAACCGCGTCTGCGTCAGGCAAAGGGACGACGCGAACCCCGTTCAATCCAGAATCGTGGAAGAACCGGACGAGGTTCCCAGTGTTTGACCGCCAGTTTCGGCTATGCGAATCAAGATGAGAGCGGGTTTGGGGGGTGATCGGCGTTTCATTGTGCCGAATGGATATGACCATCGCTACCCGCTCGTGCGTCGGGTTCGGGAGGGGGCCAACCGTGTATGTTCCCTGGCCCTGGACCAGGGGGATCTCGGCAATGTCAGCCTGATATGCGAGGCTCTGTTCGCAGAACTCGATAACCGCATTGCGGATATGGATGTCGGCAACTGGTTCCGGCACTCCACTCGCTTGCGGGATTATCTCTGGGTAGAGATCGGATAGCGCCGACATGGATTAACCCTCCTGGGATGTTGCGGCGAGCATGTCGCCTTTTTCCTTCTTGCCCATCGCGTTCATGAATACCTCGTAGTGACCGGCGGCCTCACCGTTGACCATATACTTGTCGTCCTTGGATAGGCACCTGGCGGCGACGTAGCTGGTCAGCGCCGGCTTATATGTGTCGTCTATGGGCAAAACCCCATCGATTGTGGTCAGCGCCACTGGTGCAGCAGAATACCTGATCTCAATTTGATTGGCAGCATCTGACGCTGGGAAAACGTAGAAGTTCTTTGGGTCGATCTCGTCATAGATGAAGTGTGTCGGGTCAGGGACTGCTGTGACGGAGTGCCAGTTGGCATTCGTCTCATCAAGCGCCAGTCGGGCGATCCGCCGCACCACTCGTCCGGGGGTGGTGCCATTGGCCCCCATCATCCGAACGACATCAACCAGTAGAATCCCATCGGCGGGTATCGACTGCTTCGTTCCGGACACGAGGCTAATCGAAACATTCTTCACATAGGCGTCTGGTCGATTATTTACAACCTCCAAAATCCCATCGTTGATCCAACGAAGCATCTCGTCGGTTGATACCCGATCGCCGCTGTCGTCGTTTATCAGGTTTCGGACTTCTGCGGAGATTAGTGATACGGCGAGTGAACCCATGGGTTAATCGTTCTCGCTGTTTTTGATCTCTTCTTCGCGATCAACGATCAACTTAATCATCATGTCCCGACCGATCGCGGGGTCGAGAATGACATCAAGGTCAGCGCCAAAATCAACCAACTGCTCGTCGCTTAAATCGGCGAACGGTGCAGCGGCATCGACCTCCGGAGGTCCCGCGGCGATCATTGCACGGATCTCCTTCTTGGTAGACCCTTCAGGGACGGTGATCCCCATGCCAGAAGCATGTTCTACAAGAGCGTCCAGGCTCATCTGAGAGACAGGTTTGTCTCCATTGGCGGCAGAAGCGGCAGCCTTGGCGGCCACCTTCGCGGGAGACAGTTCGGAGGGCTTGTTGCACTCCACCATGTCGGGATGCTTCGCACCCTCTTTGGAATAGTAGTGCAGAACTCCGGTCTTTTGGTTCCGCAAATAGCGTTGTCCAGCCATAACGTGTCCTTTAAAAATAAAGGGGCCGAGGTCTCCCCCGGCCCCCTATGGTTTAGCTCAGGTCAACGAGCTCAACGGTCAGGCGGTGCTTGCCCAATACGTCAGCCGCCGCGAACACCAAATCAATGGTGTCCTCAGCATCGTACACCTTGCCGGTAGAGTAACCGGTAATGGTGTTTGGTGCGCCCTCAGTAAGGGCGGCAACCATGTTGCTCGCGCCAACGGCGTTTCCGTTATGAACGGCGATGAAGCCGGTCGAATTAACGGCGTCACCCACATCAATCCCGCCGGCAAGGCCGGCGACGACGAGGGTGTTTAGGCGGACGGCGGCGACTCGGTGCCCAGGCGGGACGCGAATCGCGTTCACAACGTCAGCGGCGGCCCGAGGGTTGACGGAACAGTCAATCTCGAACTCAACGACGAAGTGCCGACCCCCAGAGGGATAGCTGGCAACTTTCGTCGCCCCTACGTTGCCTTTGGTAAGGTCTTGGTTTGCCATTTGTATGACTCCTTATGATGTGAGCCAGGGCGGGTTTAGTCGCCCAGGCTCACACTACTTACTTGTACCCGCGAAGCAGGACAAGAGCGTCGGGCTTGATGACCTTGAACCCGTACACGGTCAGACCACGAACCAGATCACCGAACGTGCTTTCGGCACGCAGGCTTTCCATCTTCGTCATCTGAGCGGCAAAGGTCAGGCCGACCTTGTGGCCCGCCATGATCTGGAACACCTTGTTGGCGCCATCCACGACGGTCTGCACCTGGTTGGACATGTAGATCGTGAAACGATCAATCATGCCAATCTTGCCGTTCCGCTGCATGGAGACCCCATCACCCGACAGGCTGGCATCCTTCAAGTCGGACGACTTGATGAGGGTGCAGGCCCAAGCCGGCATGATGAGCCAACGACCGGTGGCGGGGATGTTCTGCTCGTCCATCACCTGACCCATTTCAACGATCTTGTCGATGATGTTGAGTTTGGTGAGTTGGATGGGAGCGCCGACAGCGCCCAGGTTGATAGCGCCGTCAATACGACCGGCAATAACTCCCTGGTTGCTGGCGTGAACGTCCGCCGGGATGGTACTGAGCACATCAGCATCGATAACGATCTTGAGTTGCTCGCTGGCATCCTGAGACCATATATCCATCAGGCCGAGGTCGGACTGGTGCTTATCGATCTCATCGCAGATCACGTTGAAATACTTCGCACGGTCGATCAGAAGATCGAGAGACGGAGATTCCGGCGACTGCACGGAGAGGGTTTGCCCGACCTGATAGTCGGAGATGATGATGGATGGGATCGTCCGGATGACAACGGTGTCACCCTGGTTTTTGATCTCACCCTCGTAATCGGTATTGGCGATTTCACCGAAGACCGTCGCATCGTAGAACTTCTCCACCAGCTTCCCCGACCAAATCTCGGGGATGAACTGGTTAGTTCCGGAGGACGAATAATCGGCATAATTGCCTGCGCGTGCAGGACCGGCCATGATATTGACTCCTTAAACCGTGGCTAACGAACCCTGTGGTTCACCAGCGCATGGTCGATTTTTTTCTGAATCCGCGCCTTCTCAACGCCATCCGTATGGTACTGATTTCCACTCACCTTATTGTAGTGAATGGCGATCTCCCTACGTGTGACCCAGCCATCGGAATTATCTTCCTGGGCGGGGGCACTACCACTGCCTCGGCCTGGGGCCGGTGGCGGTGGTTTAGGCGCATATGGCGCGGGGTTGGTTGTTGCCGAATACACGTTGTAAGCAGCGAAAATAGCAACCACGCGATCCGCGTCATTCTGGCTATCAGCATGAAGTAGCAACTCCTTACGGGTGCGACCGCTGATCGGGTCAACCTCGCCAGCCCAGCCCACGAAGGCCTGGGTTTGGTTTAGGTCTTCCCAGCCAGGAATCTGCGAATCGAGGACCGCATAATAAGCGTCCCTCTCGCGATCCTTCGATTTCTCAGCCTCAGATGCACCGCGCTCCTCAATCTGGGCAATCTTGCCCTCAAGGCCTGCGGTGGCGGAAGTAACCATCCCAAGAATTCCATCAGCGATTTCGTCGCCCATCTCTGCGCGAACGAGTTCAATGGCCTTGCCACCGTCTACTGTGGCGCCGGACGACGGATGTGACGCCGGTTGTGACTGCAACGTGTTGACCTGATCGGTAAGCCCGGAAAGGGCTAATTGCAGGGTATTAACCTGCTCCTTCAGTTCAGTGTTTTTGTCACGTTCACGGCGTATCTCGGTGTTGTACTTTCCCTTGAGAACGCTCAACTGGTGATTGACCTTCTCAAGACTGTTCGGCTGCTCTACGACCGGTACATCCTGTGGAGTGCCTTCGGCGTGTTCCACAATAGGTTCCGGTTGAGGATCGGGATCCACAGCGGGAGCCGGAGGCGGGGGTGCCGCCGCATCGGTATTCTCGGTGCCGACAGGGTTATAAACCTGTCCATGGATCTCGGTTGCTCTCTCTGATTGCTTCAATACTGCTGTCGGTAACGGCATGTTTCTTCGTCCTTGTGTGCGAGCCCGTCAGGGTGTTCGCGTGGGATGTAGAGCCTTTCGGTATTCTCAACCCATTAAACTTGTGCCGGTTTTACATGACCCCGGCAAAAAGGTCAATTCTAGGCGGCGACTGAGGCCATAGCCTTCCATGTCCCTGGGCTTCCGGCAGTCGTGCAAACCCAGCCAGGTGTGCCGCCGGCTGCGGTAGCCGTATTCATCACCTGATCGCCAACACGCCACGAGTCACCATCGGCGGGGGCGCCAGTGGGAATCGCTGCGCCACTGGTAACCCGCAACGGGCCGATATACATGATGTCGCAAGAGAGAACTCCACGATAAGACATTCAAATCACCTCACTTTCGTTTGTTTATTCCTGCCAAGCATTCGACGGAGGCCTAATATCCGGCGTGCGGGTATCAGCATCCATAAGTTCTACGCATTTGTCTATATAGTCAATCAATTGGGCCAGTACTCTGGCTTCCCCCTGGCTGATCCTGACAGCATTAATGTCGTCCTGAATGACTACGGCTTCGGCCTTCTCGGCGCGGAGTGCGGCGATGTAGTCCATGGCTGGTTTTAGCTCAGGCATCTTGCCGATCATCGCTAAGGCCTTGGTCTGCTGTTCACTGGTACTCATGGCTATCCCATCAGGTTGTGGTCTTGGCCTCGGGACGGTGCGCCAGCAGAATCAAGACCGACCGGGGCCGGTCCTTGTCCCTGCTGGCCAGGCTCCATCGGCGGCATCATGTCGGCGAACTTGTCGGGATCAGGCACGACCTTATCAATCGGCATGTCGAGGCCGTCTAGGGCGGCACGAAGCAGATGTGCGCGGCCCTGCATCCCCATGATTTGCAGATCGACTGGCGACTGACCGGTGGCGGTGAGTAGTTCGGCGACGCGAATCTGCATTTGCTCTTTCATGATCAAGGTCTGGGAGCCGCGAGCCACGATTTTCAGGTCGCCTTTGATCGAGTTGTCGTCGCTGTAGATCATGTTGTAAATGAAATAGCGGTATACGATCGGCTCGAGGATGCCGTCATCGACGTATTTTATGACCTGCTTAATGCCCTTCGAGGCGTTGGTCATGAGCATCGACAGGCCCGACGCCGTGCGGCCAGCGCCGCCGGCCCGTGAGTCGCCGTAGGAGTACGAAGGTAGGCCAATGATGTCGCCGGCCTTCTTCTCGAACTCCTTAAACACCATGAGCAGCTCGTTGGCGTTTATTTGTGGCTGATAGAACTGGATGGCAGGGTCATTGGCTGAAGTGGTGCCGGCCTTCTTCTGCGTCTGCCAGATTCTCCACGGCTTTAGGGTGGTAATGTTTTCGCCAGGTGCGAGGCGATCGACGCTTACCTCCACCTGGGGGCCGGACGCTAGGCCCATGTTATTCACGAGTGCCCGGGCGGTGGAGTTGCACACGGCCTGGACATCGGAGATTAGTTCGGGGATGCCTTTGCCCCAGAATGACCCAACGGTGGGCGAGTAGGACGACTTCGAGTAAGGCTTCCTGCCGAGGGGTTCGTCGTTGATCCTGAGACCAATCACAAATCGGCCGATTTTCCAGGCGTTGATGTCGTACTCGCCAAGCGGGTCCACGGTTTCTCCATCTGGCAACCCTGGAATCTCCTTGCCATCCGACCAGTCGGTCAGCATCCGGCCTTGAACGGTCCCCCAGAACTCGAGCGCCTCAATCCGGCGGTCGTTATCGGTGCCCAACCACTCCTGGCCACGGTCCTGAAGGTCTGCGCGTTCCTGGTCCCGGTATGTCCAGTTGGCAAGGCCACCCTTCCCGTACTCATCGAGCACGGCGTTGATGGTGTTGTCATTGAACCCCGGCACGCCCTTGAGGACTCGGAGGTCTGCTGGCCGCATCCGGTGGCGCTCGATGAGGTCGCCGTCATCAATGTCGGTCGCCCCTGGGGATGGGTAGATGTCGTATGGGGATGGACAGTCGATTTCCGGAGTAACAACGACTTCACGCTTAGGAAGTACTGATCCATCCGGCAGCGTGAACCATGTTAGCTTGGACTTGGAGCGGTTGATTGGGCCTTTGATAAAGGCGGATGGGAAGGTGACTAGATCCTCGATAAACTTCGATAGGGCGGCGTCAAACCCACCCTCGGCGAACTGGTCGGCGATCTTGTCTTCCATGCGCTTGGAGATCTCGCCGGCCTTCTCGTTCAACTGCTCGAGCACCATGTCGCGAATCTCGTCGATTCGACTCTGTATGTCTCCGGCATTGGCGATAGGCATACCCTGGGCGATTGCCTGCTGTGCGTGCTGCTCGTACTCCATCTGGATGCGCTGCATGATCATTGCCGTCGCCTCGGGCGGCAGATCGGCGATCGGGGTGGGCTCAATCGACCACGGGCGCTCACCGGTCCCACGCAGGATGTCGTTAATCCACGACACCGCGGCCCGGCACTTCTCTTCCGTGAGCATCATGTAGATCGAAGTGCCGCCCTGCTGGCGGATTGAGTTCAGCTTGTCGGCGCTGTACTCGCCATTGCGGGCACGCATACCGGCCAGCATTCGACCTTCGATCTCACGTTTGGATCGCCAAGCGTCGTCCCAGGATCTCGAGATGTAGGCGGAGATTCCGGTTTCAAGGGCGGTGGGTGTGAACGACGCCGACGGGTCGGGCGTGTTCTCTTTGATCTCGGCGTTGCCGATAAACCTTAACAGCGGGTTGCCGTCAGATTTTTTGCCGGCGTCACGAGGCGGCATTGCGGTTGCGGCTAAGTCCATCCTTCAGCACTCTCTTGCTTCACTTCTTGGAAGTTGCGGTTGAATGCACCTTGATGCGTCCACCCGGTAGCGAAAACCCTAAAACCATCAGCGCCGTGCGAGTATTGGTTGTGCAGCGGCGCCTTGCCATATACACCGCCTGCCTTATTCCACTTTTTTCGGTAGTTGTCGAGGCATGAGATACCATCTTTGCACCCAGCCTCATCAAAGTAGCATGTTGGCAGCATCCGGCGAACGGCGTCGATCCCCTCGCCGATGGTCGTCTGCGGGACGACCTCGAACTCGTACCCCTGCTCTGATGCAGACTGTAACCTAGTTTTTGCCTCATTGCCATATTCACGGACCATCATGTCGGCTGGGGCGTGGTGCTTACCGAAGCGGTAACCGCTCTCTTCTTTCAGGTCGCTTAGGTAGTCGAGGTAGTAGTTCAGACCCTCTCCCTCGTCTTGGAAGTACCGGATGAACCGGTACTCGCGACCGACCACCTGGCAGAACCAAATAGCCGTATAATCGCTGACGCCGATGTCCCAGAACGTGTGAACGAGCAGGGATTCGTTGTAAGGAACCTTGGTGATTCGGTTCTGCACCCGGGCCTTGGTCATGTGGGTGCCGTAGTAGTTGCCCTCTACGGACGCCTCGAAGGCCTCCTCCTCGGTGGACGGGTACTCCCGGCGCATGTCGTCGCCCTGGTCGTCCTCCATCAGGACGTACCAAGCCTTCTGCCAAGCGGTTAGCGGGACGTTGTGCTTTGCCCGGAGCTTGGTGAAGTAATTCTCGAGGCGCTCAGGGGTTACGACATTCGCCGGATCCTCCCGGTACTCGGCGTTCTTCCACCATGGGTAGAAGTGGTGGAAGAACTGCTTGTTCGACAGCGGGATTTGCCGGGCGGACGCCTGGAGGGTGACCTTCTGGGCCTTCTTGCAGAGGTCGTAGAACTCGCCGCTGTTGCCCTCGGCGGTGGACTCGACGTAGATGTGCTGGCCGGCGGCTACCGCGTTGAAGGCACCGGTCTTAATCTCGCGGGCCTTCTCAGGGAACATCGCAGCGATCTTGCCGTACTCGGAAACGTGGAGGTGCTGCAGGGTGCCACCACGCATGGACGTGCCGACGCCGATAGATGACCCATTGCCGAGGATCAACTCGGTCTTGGTCTCCGAGACGATCGGAACCATCGCCTTGATCTCGATCGGAAGGTGGTTGTACGGGAACATGATCTTGTGCCGGAACAGCTTCGCGGCGTCGTCCAGGGCGTGGGCGATAAGGCCCGCTGACGTGTTCGGGCTGAACACGAGTTGGTCGAGGATGTAGATCAGGATGAACGTGGAGAACCCAAGCTGTCGAGCTTTTAGGATCACATTTCGGAACCAGAGATCCTCTAGGAACTTCCGCTGCGCCCAGTTTGGCTGGAACAGGACGACATCACCCTGCTTGTCGGTGATGTGATAAAGGTGATTCAGCCGCCATATGTGATCAGATAGGCGGTCCTCAAGGCCTGTTAGGTCGGTCTGGTGCCCGTCATCTTCCCCGGTGGGGATCGGCTCATCGTCGATAAGGAGATCCTCCACCAGGGGCATCGGCTAGAATCCCTTGGTGCACTGAATACGGGAGCGGGTCCAGTACCGACCCTGTGGGACCGTTCGGGTGGCGTAGGTGGTGTGTTCAATCAAGGCTTGGCATGGGCCGAAGTCATAACCGACTGTCATGGCCTTCGCCCAATCGTAACTGGTGACGGTGTAGTCGCGCTGGATGATGGCGTCGAGTCCGTTTCGCGGGTTCTTCTCCCAGGGGCGCAGGCCGAACAGCGTGCCCTTGAATCCAGCGTAGAAGCCCTTGTAGAGGTCGAAGGTGACGCCAGCCTCGGCGCTCCAGATCGCGTTCTTATCGACAACGACGGGCTCTGCGTGGACCCAGTACAGGTCGTAGGCGAGTTCAATCTCACCCTCGGGCACGTACGCGAGGATGGCCTTCCCAACATCTAGCGGGCTCGCGGACGCAATGCGAATCCCGGCGAAAAGAACAACGAACGCCACGAAGGCGAGCATCCCTACCCAATATCCACGAGTCGTCATAATAATTCTCCGTTTATTAGAAATAAAACAGTGTCGGGATCATCTTGGCATTGCTGCCTACGATAGCGGCAAGCCTCGAAAGGAACTCCAAGAGCGAATCGCGGTACACGGTCGCACCCGGCGCACCGATGACCAACACCGCGATGATGAGGATCCCGCGGGGGGTGATCTCAACGCTTCGTGCATTCGTTCCGATCTTCATTGTCGCTTCCTATTCCGAACGTACTTCCAGATGCGGACGTTGATGTATATGAGCACTGAAGCGGAAAGCAGAATGGATACGGACATTGATACCAGCATCACCTTGAAATACCCCCACACAGAAGCCACCTACACGTCCTCCGATTTGGTAAGGAGTACCACAGACTCGATTGTTTTGGAAGTTACTCAGTAGACGCGGTACACGGCGTGACCTAGCTTAACGAGCTGGTCTGCCACGTTGACGCTAGTGTCAGAGAAGATCGTTCCGATCCAACGCCCATATTTCCCTGGACGCCGCTTGGTACGAACCATGACGGTGCTCCCGACTGGGATCATGGCAATCAAAGCCTCCTTCGCAAGAAGGCCCAAAGGCCGCTCCTTTCCACGGATCTCGGGGGCGTTGATTCCGTCCAGACGGAAATTCGACTGATGCCGGATATGGAAACCAAGGTCCACATTCAGCTTCACAGTATCACCGTCTATGATCCTCACCACCTCCGCTTGGTACTCATACATCAGGCCACAACCTCCTTAACCACCTTGTTCCAAGGAACAAAGTTCTCAATGTAGTCCAAGCTCGGGAACTCACCAACAAAGTGGAAACCACGGTCATCGATCGTCAGAACCGCCGGTGGCTTGTCAGCAGGGAACCGAACACTGTCAACGATCTTCCTCGCCTCCTGAGCCTCAGCAACAGGGAACTTGTGATTTTCAATCGACTCAGCACCCAAATGCCCCGTCATCTGCTCATGGAGCCAAAGACGCATCGCCGAAACGCCACGAGGGTCAGATGACCGACTTGAGAAAATAGCCACAACATACCCAGCAGCAAGCAAATCAAGAATGAACTGCATAGCCCCAGGAACCGCACCATCAGAAATGATCCCAGCATGTATCCACTTAGCCTTGTAGGTGTG